CGGCCCTTCTTCGTCCGCTTCTTCTTCTCGTCGTCGAACGACATGTCGATCTTCGGGGTCGACCCGGCCTTCTCGGCCGCGGCGATCGCGCCGTCGAGTTCCTTGATGCCGGCGATCTGCTCGCCGACGATGCCGTTCGCCGCGACGAGATCGCGCGCGGCGCCGGTGCGGCTGCGGCCGGTGGCCAGCTGGAGGATGCCGCCGATCAGGCCGGTGCTGGCGCCGCTCTGCTCGGCCTGCCGCTGCTTCTGGTAGTTGGCCCGCGCGGCGATCAGCATGGCCTTGGCGGTGGCCAGCGCCTCGACGCGCTGCACGCGCAGCGCCTTGGCGGCCGAGAGCGCCTCGTCGCGGGCCTTGCCGGTCGCGGTGGCGAGCTGCATGGTCACGTCCCGACCGCGCGCCTGGTCCTCGTTGAGCTTGGCCTGCGCGTCCGCGTAGGCGGTCGAGATCTGGCTGAGTCGCAGGATGGCGGGGATCAGCAGCGAGATGCCGGTGACGAGGAGCCCGATCGGACCGGCCACGCCGATCAGGGCGGCGCCGAGACGCGCGATGATGGTGCCGGCCGCGGCGCGGATCGCGAGCTGGCCGAGCAGCGTCGTGAGGACGCCCACCGGGTTGATCAGCGCCGCCAAGCCGAGCGCCACCGGCCCGAGTTGAAGGGCCAGAATGGGAAGGGCGATGGCCCCGAGCTTCGTTGCGATCAGAATCAGTGGACCGATCGATGCCGCCAACGTGCCGACAACCACTGCCAGCTCAAAGAACCAGGGCGGGGCAGAGGCAATGACGCCGGTGACGCCCGCGATCGCGCTCTTCACCGCGGTGTAGGCCTGGATGATGCCGGCGCTGCCGACCGCGATCTTGAGCTGCTCCCAGCTGCTCGCCAGCCGCTGCGTGGCCGCGGCCTCGCCGTCGAGCAGGATGTCGATCTTCTGCTGCGCGGTGACCCGGTCGATCTGCGACTGGACGTCGGCGATGCCCTTGGCGCCGGCCTGCATCAGCGCCAGCGCGACGCGCATGCCGTCGGTGCCGAAGATCTTCGTCAGCGCCGCCTCCTTCGACCGCTGGTTGAGGTTCGCCATGCGGGTGTTGAGCACCTCGGCGACCTCGCCGAGCGACTTGGCGTTGCCGTCCGCGTCGAAGAAGCTGATGCCGAGCTTCTTCATGGCGTCGGCCGCGTCCTTCGACTGGGGCACGAGCGACAGGAGGAACGTCTTGAACGAGGTGCCGGCGTCCGACCCGCCCGTCATCAGCGGGATCACGGCCGCCAGCGCCGTGTTCATGTCGTCGAACTGGTAGCCCAGGCCGCCGGCGATGCCGCCGACCTGCCCGATCGCGTCCTTGTAGCCGTCGAACGACAGCTTGGACGCGTCGAGCGCGCCGGAGACCTTGTCGACGACCGTCGGGAGCTGGCTGGTCGACAGGTGGAACTGCTGGAGGATGTCGGTCGTCGCGTCGGCCGCGGCGCCAAGTTCGGCCTGGCCGACGACGGACAGCTTCAGCGCGCTCTCCAGTCCGCCGCCCAGGATGGCGGAGGCGTCCATGCCGTTCTTCGCCAGCCCCTCGATGGCGCCGGCGGCCTCGATCGCGCTCTTGCCGAACGCCGGCCCCATGGCGAGCGCGGCCTGCCGGAGCTTGTCGAGCTGCTCCGGGCTGACCGACACCATGGCGGAATGGACCTTGTTCATCGCCGCCTGGAAGTCGGAAGCGGTGCCGTTCGCGGTGTGCGCGAGGAGGCCGAGCGGCAGGGTCAGGCCGGCGGTCAGCTTCACGCCCTGCTGCTGGACGGCGCGGCCGACCTTCGCGAAGCTGTCGACGATCTTCAGCGCCGCGGCGTTCACCTCGCGGGCGGCGCGCTCGATCGCGCCGCCCATCTGGTCGGCCGAGCGGTCGAACTCCTGCCCGGTCTTCTTCACCTCGGCGCGGTTCGCGGCCATGGCGGCCTTGAACGCCTCGTCCTTCACGCTCATCCCCACCACGAGGGAGGCCATCATTCCCAACATGTCAGAGCCTCCTGAAGGTGGTCGCGCCCCCGAGCCCGCGATGGGCGCGGATCTCGGCGATGCGCTCGTCGACCGTCTGGGCGCGGGGCGCCCTGGCCGGCTTGGCGAGCTGCTTGGCGTAGTGGTTGAACGGCCTCAGCCGTTCGGTGCGGGTGAACCGCTCGTGCTGCCACGCACCGAACATCGCCAGCTGGTAGTCGTGCTGGCGATGCTCGATCCGGCCCTGGACGGCCGCGAAGTAGCTGGCGGGGCACTGATCCCAGAACGACGTAGGATCGAGCCCCAGCGCGGCCCACTGGCGGATCAGCCGGCCCCAGTCGGTCCGGTCGTCCGGCTCCGGGGCGGCTTCTTTCGCGGCTTTCCCGGGCCGGCATCCCCGCCAGCCTCCTGCGCCTTGGGCTGGGCCGCGCGGATCGCCCGGCCCATGATGTCGCCGAAAGCATCGTCGCCCAGCTCGTCGATGATGTCGCTGACGTCGTCGACCCGGACGTCTGGCTGGAACTTGACCAGGCCGTGCCATGCGAGGTCCCGCAGGATCGACAGGCGCATGTTGCGCATCGCGCCCGCTGCCCGCTCGGCGATCTCCGGCGCCGGCGCGGCGCCCGTGGCCATCGCCTGCGCGATCGCGACGGCCGTCTCCGGGTCGAGATCCGGGATGGCGTCGGACACCACCCCGAAGAAGCCCCGGTCGTACTGCTCCTCGACGGCGCAGCGGGCCGCGTTGCCGAGGAAGAGACGCCAGCGCCGGCCGCAGGCGTCGAAGGAGACCTCGCCGATCATGCGCCGGCGCCGGCGGGCGCCTTCTCCGTGATCGCGCCGGTGAAGCGCACGTTCACCTGGAGCTGCTTCTTGTCACCGACGGTGACGGTGCGCGGCCGGGACTTGACGATCAGGAAGCCGTCGATCTGCCAGACCTTCTTGTCGGTGCCGTCGGTCAGGAACTCGCGGTAGGCGCGCGGCCTGCCCGACGCGTGCGCCTTGCGGATCAGGACGTCGGTCGGCGATCCGGGGATGTAGTTCATCCCCAGCGTGCCGGTGCCCGGCTCGATCAGGCCGGCGACATACTCCTTGCGCCGCCCAGGCGACTTGAAGTGCGTCACGTCGACGTCGTCCGCCTCCGCCTCCTCGAACGGCAGTTCGTTGACCTCGTCCAGTTCGACGAGCGTCCCGTCGTCGTCGGCGAGCCAGAACTCGCTTCCCCAGCCGATCGTGGCTTCGCTGTTGCCGTTGTCGTCCATGTTCGCCTCCTTAAGTAGCGTTGTGCGTGAAGATGAAGTCGATCGACTCGCGGTAGAGTTCGCCCGCGGGCTGCGCGTCCGACCCGGCCTCGTCCGTCTCGAAGCCGGGACGGACGTTCGGGACCATCGCGCGCTGGAACCGGACACCCTCGCTGACGGCACCGGGCGCGAGGACCGCGATGATCCGGTCACGCAGGACGCCGGCCTCGCCCGGACGGGCGGCCCACACGTCGATCTGGACCTGCGTGGCGCGGACCCGCTCGAAGCCGGTCATGTGCTGGGGGCGCGGGTCGCTGACGATCTGGAGCGTCACGGCAGGCAGGGCACGGCCCGGACGCCGCATCCAGTCGACACGGCCCCCGGTTGCGCCGAGCACGTCGGCGTCGGCGAGAAGTCGTGCGGAGAGCGCGGTCTCGAAGCTCATCGCATCATCATCCCGAGTTGCGACAGCAGCTCCGAACGGATGATGCCCTCGGCCTCGCGGCCCTTGCTGGCCAGTGCCGGGCGCATGAACGGGTGCGCGGCGGAGTGGACGGTGCCGAACTCGACCATGTGCCCGTAGAACCCGTCATGCGGGGCGCTCTTGCCCTGCGCAGGACCGACGTAGACCGACATGCCGATCGCGGTGCCGTCGACGCGGGCGAAGTTGCCAGGATCGAACGAGACGATGATGCTGTCGCGCAGATTGCCGGTCCGGACGGGCACGAGCCGTTTCGCCTCCTCGGCGATGACCGTCCCGGCACGGAAGAGGGCGTCGCGCATGGCGTTGCCGCCGAAGCCCTTCTCCATCTTCGCGAGCTGTCGATCGAGCGCCGCGAAGCCGCTGACGCCGAAGCCGCCGGCGCTCATCGGCCCACCTGCGCGATCGCGGCGATGACTATGCCTTCCCGAAGTCCCATCTCGACGGCGCTCTTGATGTCGTAGAGCTGTCCGGCGTCGCTGGCGGGATAGCGTATGTAGTCGTCCGGCGAGATGCCTCCGGGCGCAGTCGGATCGAGCGCACGCGACCAGCGGATGGTGAAGATCATCGGCGCGGTCGCGGCGTTCTCCGCGTTCGCATACCGCTCGCGACCGCCGCCCGGCTTCACGCTCGCCGAGACGGTCGCGAGCGGAGCCGGTGCCCCCGGCACGTTCTGATAGCCGTCATGCGTCGACGGACCATCCCGCTCGATGCGGATGCGCCGATCGAGCGCGCCGGCGTCGATCGGCATCAGGCGTAGACCCGGAACGGCTGAAGCAGCATCTCGACCGCGGTCGGAATGCGGATCTCTGCCGCGGCCGACGAGGCGCCGACGCTCTCGCGGAACTTGTAGAGATCGGCCGCCATCATCAGGACGGCGACCCGGATCGCGGGCGGGACCTCCTCGTAGCCGGCGACGTACCGGATGCGGACCGCCCGGCTTGATCCGCGATAGGCGCGGGTGCCCGGCCAAGACTTCCCCCAGGCGGTGCCGACCTCGCCGTAGCGGGTCTCGTAGGTTGCCGGATCGAGCGTCTGGAGATTGCCCAGCACGTCCTCGTACTGGATCGACTCGACCTCGATCACCGGCGGATAGGGCAGGGCGATCGGATCATGGACGAACCCGTCCAGTCCCGCCTCCAGCGTCTGGATGCCGATGCAGCGACCGAGCCAGCCGGCCGGACCGTCAATATGACCCGTTACTGCCGCCAGATATGCCTCGATCAGCAGATCGTCGTCGCCGTGGTCCACCCGCAGGTGGTCCTTCACCTCCGCCAGTTCCATGATCGGATCGGGAGGCGTGACGACGACGACGCGCTGCATGGATCAGGCGACCTTGCGCTTTGCTTCGATCGCCTTGCGCAGTTCGGCCTCGGTGTGCTCGTCGCCCTTGGGGGCATCGGCGCCCTCATAGGCGGCGATCACGACGAGCTGATCCTTGCTCGCCTTGCCGAGGTCGACGGCCTTGAGGCTATCGCGCTCGTAATCGGGCAGCGTCTTGGCGGTGGTAGGCGGCTTGTCGCCCAGCACCTTCAGGTCGACGAGGTGCTTCACCTCATTCTCGTCCGCCTCGCGCTTGTCGCCGGGCGAATACCGGGTGGTGCCGTCGACGTGCGGCTCTTGGACGTAGAAGGTCTTCATCGGATCATCTCCGCGGGAGGGATGCGGGGTGGCACAGAGGCCACCCGCACAGGTCAGGCGTTGGCGAACGGCCCCTTGATGAGGGCGGCCGGACGCTTCACGGCGAGGCCGAGCCGCTCTTCGCACCGCATGGTGAGAAGGTTGTTCTCGAAGTCCTTGTCGTTTTCGGACGAGATCAGCACTTCCGGCTGGAGGCGATCGTACAAGGTCGCCGCCTGCTTGAAGGCGCCGACGAGGAACGCGCCGACCGTCATGGATTGCGTGGACGCCACCGGCTTGCCCCACAGGACCGGCCCGGCCATGCCCAAGGGGTTCGCGAAGAGGTAACGGTTCTGCGCGTCCTTGCTGATCTCGATGTTGTACCAGTCGATCGGGTTCAGCACGAACGCGTCGGCGGGGTACAGCGCCAGGATCGACTGAAGAAGCGCCGCGCGCAGCTTGTCGATGCTGGTGGCGGGCGCCGTGGCGCCGACCGGCAGGAGGAACGCGGTTGCCTGCGGCATCAGGCCATACAGGTTCTCGCCCGTGCCGTCGCCGAGCAGGATCTGGCCGTCTTCGGTCAGGGCCATGCCGTACCGCATTTCGGCATCGACCTCGGCCTGCAACCGCGGCGCATCGTCCATCGCCTGCCGGGTCAGCTTGGCGAGGTGTGCGATCGTCCGCACGTTGGCCGTCGCGCGCGTCCAGCCGTAGTTGCTGTACGGCTTGGGCGTGCCTTCCGGCACCGGAGCGGCATTATTGGTCCGCACCGACTGCTTCGGATACTCGACGGAGCTGGTGGTGATCGGCACGACGGTGAGCAGATCGCGCATGATGATGTCCGGCCGCTTCGGCAGGTCCACGATATCGGTCTCGCGCTGGCTGACGATCAGGCCGCCCGCCGACCCTGCGGCGCTGGAGATTGCCTTCAGCTCGATGCGGAGCGAGTTGCGCTCCTTCTTGGCGACAGCCTTGATGCCATCGGCCTCGGCGACCTGCTGGCCATAGCTCTTCACTTCCAGGCCATCGCCGCCGCCACCGGGGCGGCTGCCCTTCTGCTCAAGATCGAAGACCCGGTTCTTCAGCTCGTCCAGCACATTGAACTTGGTCAGGGCCTCATCGGCCTTTCCCTTCGTCTCCGTGGACATCTCGCCGATGCGCTTGACCTCCTTTTCGGCCTCGCCAGCGATCTTCTTGACGGCCTCCAGCGCGTCGTTGACCTGCTTCACGAGCTGGTCGGGGGTGAGCTGCGCGCCGCCGCCAGGATGGCCGGTGCCGTCACGCATGTAGCGGCCGCGCGCACGCTCAGCGGCAGTCATCGGGCCGAGCGCGGACACGCCGAGGAGCGCCGCAGTCGCGGCGTTGAGGTGGATCGAACGGGACATGGGATGCCTTTCGGGCAGGAGGAGTGGGATCAGACTTTCAAGCCGGAGCCGAGCGCGCTCCAGAAGGCGTCGGTTGATGCCGACGTGTCCGCCTTCGCCTCGGGCTCCCCCCGAAGGTGCGGCAGGGCCTTACCCGCGATGGCGGCGGCAAGGCTCTTCGAGAAACCACCTGCATCCCGCAGGAAGTCCTCGAACTCCCGAACGGTGGGCAGCTCGCCACCGTCCAGGATGGATTTGATGGAGGTCACCAGGGCTCGGTCGTTCATGCCGACCGGCACTAGACTGACCTCGTGAAGGGCCAGCTCGTGCAACTGGCGCGTCTTGCCCTGGAACTGGTGGCGAAGCGTCTTGTAACCAATCGACAAGCCCGGCAGCGCACCCGCTTCCGCCAGGGCATGAGCTTCCTGGCCGGCCACGGTCTTCAGGGCGAACTTGCCCTCCACCTTCAACCCGTCGCCTGTCTCATCGAACTTCGACCATGCACCGACCGGGCGCTTGTGGTCGTGGAACAGCAGCATGGGCACGGTCGCTCGCCCGCTGATCGCCTTTGTGAGCGCGCCGGGCATGATGACATCGCCGCCATGATCGACGTTGCCGTAATTGGCCGCGATGCCGGCGATATAGCCGGCCTCGTCAATGGCCTTAACCTCGAAACCGAAGCCGATCTCGCTCATTGCTGGGAACCTTTCTGGGGCTCGGGAAGCTGCTTCGGTTGCGGGACGCTACCGGGGTTGTTGGGCGCGTCCTGGCCGCCCAGCTCGCCGAGCTTGTCGAGCGGCACGAGATTGGACTGCACGGTATAAAGTTCGCCGCCCGGTGGAGGCGGGAAGTTTTCTTTCGCGGCCACCACGTTGCGGTTCACATAACCGTTCTGAAGAGCCGAAGCGTAGAAGGCGGCTCGCGAAGCCAAGTCGCCGCGCAGGAGGCCTTCGTCTATGAACTCGGCATAGAAGTTAGGCTGATCGGCAACGAGCAACTGCTTGCCGATCGCCTGCTCAATGCGGGTGAGTTCAGGCCCAAGGCCCAATGTGCGCCACGCCAGCATAATCTGCTCTACACCCGACCCGAACATGGTCTGCCCGTCCGCCGCGTGACCGATCAGGATGGGCATGACGCCGAACCAGCGGCAAATCTCCTCGATGGCGAAAGCCCGGCTGGCGAGCAGTTCAGCGTCAGCCGGTGACATATTGAGCGGCGAGAACTTCATGCCGGGGTCGAGCGGCATCACCTTGCCGGCTTGGGACGAGCCCGCGAACTTGGCAAAGAGGTCAACCAGTTCCTTGCGCTGTTCGTCGGTCACCTTCGTGCCGGCGAGCATCTCCACGAAGCCCGCGACCTGCAAACCATTGGCGAAGGTGGTGCCTGCCACCTCCTCCATGGCCATGGCGGTGCCCAACGTCTGCCGTCCGTAGGTGATAGGGGACAAGCCCTGATCGCCGCCGGCCCCGAACCCGCGGAGGTGGAAAACGTCCGCCCCGCCAAGATCGTCCGTGCTGCGGCCATTCCACACCCGGTAGCGTCGTTCGCCTGCTGTCGAGCGGTAGACCTGCACCGCGTCTGGGCTGATCGGCCACAGCGCGACCACCTGCCCATCGCCGCGACGAGCGATCCGGGCATAGGCGTTGCCCCGCAAGCAAAGCGCCAACACCATGCCTTCCCAGAACTCCATGGCGGTCTGGTCAGCGTTCGGGGTGGCCCCGATCACGCGCGCGAGCGGGTGGTTTTCGGCCGATGCTCGCTGGAGAGTGCCGGTGCGACGGTAAAGCTTGAGAGGTAGCGAGCCGATGGTTCGCGCGTTCAACCGAGTGCAGGCCCATGCGGCGGACAGCCCCATGGTGGTTTCCGGGGTGACGTTCTTCTTGGCGTAGGTGGAGCCATCGCCCCAGCCGATCCGCTTGTTGTGAGCCACGTCGGCGAGCGTGCCGTCAAGCTTGGCCAGGCCGGTTCCGACTGTGCCTCGCAGCCATCCCGAAACGATGGTGGTGATACTCACGCGAACATCGCCGCGCTTTTGAGGAAGCCGCTGATGTCGTGGCTGTTCGCCACGGGGTTGCGCGACATGAAGCTGAAGGCGTTAAACAGCGCGATGAGCGGGTCGATCTTCGCCTTGCCGGCGATCTGCTTGGTGATCAGCACGGCGCTCCCCCT